GTTAATAGACCATATGCTTGGATAGTTGTCTCGTAAAGTGATTTTGAATTACCACGAGCGATAATCAAATACTGTTTATTACGAAGACGTCGCTTCTTGCGGACTGTAATTCGACGACCAGTAGCTGGGTCAATTGTGTCTTCCTCCGAATAGTAGTACCATGATAATAAATCTTCAGCCCACATCTTAAATGTAGGGAGAAGGGTCAAATCGGTACCATCAGTTAGAGTTAGTTCAGCTTCGCAGAAACGAACATAACCATCAATGGCGTTTGGGTCGTAGAAATACTCAGGATTAGCGATGTCATCATCAATCCTGTTCATTTGGAGTGAGATGTTCTCGCATACTCTAGTCTCGCCTCTTAAAACTGAGTCGCGAAACTCACCATAATATTTCGGGACCATAGTATTAGATAACATAAGTTACTCCGTTAATTACCATTGGCTTTCTTGTTGAAGTCGCTATAGAATTTAGCAGCGCCTTTAAGCATATCGTTACTAGATTTGAGACTTTCATACACGTCTCTGTCTTGCTTGTAACGTTTGATGTTCTTAGGATTACCACTGTATGACTTGGCATCCTTATCGTATGAAACACCGTAGGCTTCAGGTCTAACACCATTACGATAGAACATCTTTTCCAAACCATAATCGGCTGCGACTTCCATACCAACAAGAGCGGCAGTTGTAAGAATTTTCTTACGACGCTCTTTCTTAGCTTGTTCAGCTTTTGCACGTTCTCGTTGTGGAGAATATACCAAGGACTCGAATTCACGTTCGGCTTTAATACGTTCATTACGAGCTTTAATCGCTCTCGTACTCATACGGTCACGATGCTCATACTCGTAGATAAACTGGTCTTCACGCATTCGGTCGTTAACTTTCTTAACATTACGTTTACGACGAGGGTCTTGGTGTTGTTGTGCGGCGATTTGGTCGTTAGGATCTTTCTTGCGGAACTTACGTAGAATACCACCTGTTTTAGGATTGCGTATTGCTCCAGAAGAACCACTAAAACGACCTTTACGTCTACCCCATTTCATACCCAGGATACCATAATGTAGAAGGTCGTCCTGAGATTGTTGTTGAGCAGAAATGAGGACTTCGTTGATAGAGTTAGTTTTCACCATTCTCCACCTCCATTCTAATCCTCCATAGTAAATGCTCAAGCGATTTTTCTAAGATTGATTGTTGTTGTGATGGGGGTGGGTCAAACATCAACATAATATATTGGACGACATACTGTTTACCAGTTTCCAATAGATTTTCATTGTCGACATCCTCCCATTCCATTTTGACGTCTTTGTCCCAATCACCAGTCCACTCAGGTTGTTCCATTACCAAACCATTTTGTTTGAGTGTAAGGAACGCAGTTGAGATTAGTGATTCGATAGAGAAGACGTACTGACCATCAACAACCAAATCTTTTGTCAACGATGGGGCTCGTTCGACAACATCTTGTAGAATAGATGACATTTAATTACCCCATAGATTTGTATCGCCTGGTGTTCTTTCGACATACTCTTCCTTCTTCGGTTTACCGTAGTGAATGAGATTGTGTGTCGCAATAGAACAACAGATTAGGTTGTCTTTATCGAAGAGTTTCTCGACATTCCAATTCTCGATATCCTCTGCGTATAAAGGGTTGATATGGTGAACGATGATAGGGCCCATGATTGGTAATTCTAAGATACCAAGGTCGCGACCCAAATCTCGTTCGATGACTTCATCTCGCACGCGCATCCATTCACGCGACTTGTAGAAACGATTAGACATGTGACGTGGAGAAGTAGCATTACCATCTAATAACATTAGATATTCTAGTCTAGCATTCCAGTCTTCCTTTTTGAGGGCTAGTTCCGCTGACCTAACCTTCCATGAATTCTCCTTCAAGCCAATCGTCTCCTTCTTCCTTGTCGTGTGAAGGTAAATATCCAGCGAAAGCACGCATTGCCTCCGTGTACGCCTCGTTAGACTTACGTTCAGAGTTAATAGCTTCAGTTTTAGCCTGGAGCATTTCGTTCTGTAGTCTTAAGTTTTCTTCTTTTAGTTGATTAGTAGGGGAAGCACGATTTAACCAAAACACAATTTCGGCTGAACTGGCTTCACCATTACGGAGACGCTCTTCGGATACTTGCATTGCGAGTGCTTGCATCTTCTTGTCATATTGTTCAGGGGTCCGTCCCTGGAATTTTGGTTGTAGTGTTTCATCCATACTCTAGCTCCTATTCAGCGTCAGCTTCCTTGCTTGCAATATAAACTTGTTCTACAGAGAATTCTGAGTTAGCAACAAAGCCACCTTGTAGGAGTTCGATGAATTTACCATCAGCAGTTTCACGACCTTTGAACTGTGTGCCTTCAGGAAGTACATCCTCACTTGTTGTGTCGTCTACTGGTGCTTTACGTACAATTACACCTGCTGGTGCAATCACTTTATAGTGATTATACATGGGTTTCTCCTTACTTTTAGTATAGTTTTTTGAGACATACCTATCTCAACCACACACACTAGCCGTACCAACGACATAGAACCAGCATAATAAAACCCAAATTTAACTCAGAAGGAATGAAACATACGGAGAAAGGATGAAACCCGCATTGTTTTTAACACAGTATTGCTTACATAGTGTGTTTAGACCTGTAAATATGGATAGTGTGCATGACTGAAATAGGTATAGACCTAAAATCAGTTTTCAAATTTTTGCAACGGGGAAATTTTCGAGAGCCCGGACGATGACGGGAGGGTGGTTATTTTTTCGACCCCCCCTATGGTCTGGGTTGATGATTAATCATCTGTATAGATTAAGTCACCATCTGCATCGTATTGTAGCTCTTGTTGTGGTTCGTCGTCCTCTTTAGGAGTTGGGACGTACACAATGTTACCCCAGATGTTGTGCTCTAGGACCTCTGCCTCTGCCAGTGCCCATGCCTCGTCATCGTTCAACCATGGTTGTGCACCTAGCTTGGTGTCGTAGATGCGAGCAAGGTAGCGGTCGAGGTAGTAGCCATGCTCGTGATCCCACTCTACCCACTGTTCGTACTGGTCTAGTGGTGAGTAGGGGTTGTCACTAGTAGTCAGTGCCATGACTGTGTGCTCCTTCCTTAATGTAGTAGTAGTGGTACAGTGTAGTAGTTGTAGTGTACTAGACTGTAGTGACTAGGACTGGTTGACGTAGCGGTTGATAGTAGAGGTACTAACACCAAGCTGCTTAGCAACCTCAGCATAGGTGTGACCATTCGCTATCATAGCAGCCGCTCTATCAGCCCTAGCTTTAGAGAGTGTAGTAGTAGGACGTGGTGTAGCCAAGCTCTTGAGTTGGTCACTGTCCATGTACTTGATGAGTTCCTGTAGCTTAGTAGTAGAGATAGCATTAGCTTGTATTGCATCCCACTCAATATCAGTAATCTTAACAGGATTTCTGTGTGCACCTACTTCTTCTCTGGCTGCAGTAATTGCTTTAGCTCTAAGCTTCTTAACATCAGCCTTTGATAATTCTTCTCCATTTGCTGTAGCTCTATCCAGTTCACGTTGAATATTAGAGTTAGCTAGAATCTGTGCTTGTCTTTCTCTAGGTTTATTCAACTTAGCGAGCTTGACCTTCTCGTTGAGAGAATTCACTTCATCAGTGTAGATCTTAGCAGCAACAGGACTCTTCTTCGGAGTCTTAATAGATGCAAGCTCTGTCTCAGCTTTAGACTGGCGAGCTTTAAGATTATTAATATAATCTACATATTCTTTTTCTACAGGAGCAGCCTTCGGTCCGAGATAGACTGAAGCATCCTTGATGACAGAGGTAATAGGTACGTCGATACCACCACGGTTGACGACCTTCTTCTTACCATTCTTGTCAATGATTTCTACATTCTCTCCACCAACTTTTACTGTTTGTTTTCTACGAGATAATACAGAAGATGCACCTAAAGATATACCATCTTTATCTTTATTTAATTTATTTAAATCGGTTACTTTTAATTCTTTTCTTGTACGTTTATCGTAATAAGAAAGTTTATCGTAATCAATTCTATCTACGTGTTCCATATACTTCTTACGAAGTTCAGGGATACGGTTTTCTTTTTCACTACGCTTGTAGTTAAGCCCATGTTTATATGCATCGATAACAACCATTGAATGTTTTGTTGCTCGAGCTAACTCTTCATTGGATGCACCACGCAAAGTCATATCAGTAATAAGATTAGATACAATACCCATTTGTTTCTGTTGATACTCTTTACTGATAGGTTTGAAGGAACCTTCTGGATCTTTGTACTTCTTAGGGTCAAACCCTTTCAACTCCTTGAGCATAGGAGCAGACTTATACTTACCTTCATTGTTAGGGATAACATAAGCTACGTCACCATCGAAGTCGGCACCTGATAGTTTACCTGCTACCTTTGGATGGATACCAATAGCATCAGGAGAATCACCACCAATTAGTTTCTTACCTGGACCTTTGTTGTTTACAATAAGCTCAGGGATTTCGAAGCGACCAGCGTGTGGATAACGTACCAAGATAACACGAGTACCATCTTCATAACGAGGAGCGAATACTTCGTTCTCTTTCATGTTAGGAACAGGTAACAATACATGACCACGGAAACCAGCAGGAGCTGAGGCTTTAATATGTACAGCCTTAGACTCAGTAGTTTGAATATAATCCTCTAATAGTTTACGTTTAACTATAGGATTATCTACCTTCATGATTTCATCGTAGTCTGTGTCATGTTCTTTTAATGTAGCACGTAGACGTTCACGAACAACAGGACGAGGTTGTTTAGCCAAGAACTGTGATGATAATGTCTTAGACCAATCATTCCAATCTCCCTCCTCGTTGACAATATTAACCTTACCAACTTTGTAGATAGGAGTGGATAGCTTATGACCAATACGTTTCTCTTCAGCAGCGGTTGCAACTTTATCGACAACAGGATTACCTTTCTTATCTAGAAGAGGTGGTTGTCGTTTAACTGCGGCAGAGAATGGGTCATCTTGATTAATCTTACCATCAATAAGGTTCAATGGTTTAAGTACATCCTCTTTAGGCGTACCTTTCTTCTTGTTCGTGTTAAAGATAACGTCGACACCGTCAGGAAACATCTTATCGTCTCCATAAATAGCCATACCTTTTAGATAGTGAGTGTCACCTACAGCGATACGAACTTGGGCATACTTCTTACCTCCTAAGTTAATATCTTTAGAGCCAGGACGAATATACATAACACCATCTTGTGTTTCTCCATCCTTATCAGTACCGTGACCTTTCTCACCTTCTGGAATAGCATACTTAATTTGTAGACGGTTCCATGGAATACTAGTTACATCTTGTAGTTTTTGGATATTTGTTGTCCCAGCACTATCTGCACGATATTTGGTAGAACGAATCTTATCCTTGTTGTCATAGACATCTTTAATTGTTTTATCTGCAGTAGTAAGCACAGCAGTTTGAGGTTTGTTCATTGGATTAGTGGCATTTGGTACGTTAATCTTGTAGAATGCGTACTCACCAGTATCCACCAATGCACGACGAGCAGACTTAAGACGGTCTTCAGAGACACCTAGTTGTGCTTCGACACCTTCACCGACATCAAGATATCCTGTTTGTGCTACAGACTCTTTGAGTCTAGCTACAAGCTCTTGTGTTGTGATACGGTCTGCACGTTCTTTTAGGGTTTCTTGATTAAGAGCCTTACGAACACTTGTTTCAGACCAACCAGTCTTCTCCATAATTTCCCTTACAGGACGTCCATCTGCAAACATGTTTTTAGCAAGCTCAGTATTGTATTGGCGTTGTTGTTCACGCATAATATTGATTTTACTACGTAATGCATTGACAGACATACCTTCTAGGTCTGCAATTTTCTTATACACTTCGTTACTGTCAAGACCTTGAGCCTTAAATTCTTTAAGACGACGTTGGTGTCGTTGAATCCATTCTAGGTCACCAGGTGACATATGTTGATATGGATTCTTACCAGAACCTTTAGGATATCGTCCTGACGTGGCTGTACCAATGTGCATAAGAATGTCTTGTGATTCTTCACTAACCTCGGCTAGCTCTTGAGGTGTGTAGTAATCTTTCATTTTCAGGAATTCCTTTCTAAAAATACGTAAAAATACAGCTATTTTAGAATGCCTCTGAGAGGCTCTGAGAGCCCGTATAAGCCGTTTTACGCGTTTCTGGTATAATTGTGCACGATATACCCTAACGTTGAATATACGCTATTCTGTGGCTTCTGAGGCGTATTCTGACGCGTCTAACTGTATAATCTTGTATTTTAGCAGATTTTTAGATTATTTGTCATAATATATTATGATAAAAAATGAAACGAGTAGTGAGACTTCACCTACTCTAAAGAATGAAATAGGGCAAATTCCTATTTCCTCTCTATTAGAGAAGTGGAAAAGGCAAAAATATGTGCGGTTTTAGTCAAAAAGTAGTTTCTGATCTTCTTTCCACTCTACATAAATGCGGTCGATACTACGTTTACTATACTTGTCTTTGTATTTGTCGTAAATAGTATCAGGGACTAATCCTTTAGTAAAGTCTTCGTAGATTTGATTACGAGCCGAACCATTCTTGAATGCTCCTCTAGGTCGACCAGGACGTTTCTTACATTTGCTGTAATCAATATTGTATTTATCTAAATATCGTTTAAGAGCGTAACGACTACTAAACCCCATTTCTCGTTGTATTAATTCTAATGGCCATTTATTATCTACTAACCATTGTACATCTTCTAGTTTGATATCTTCTGGATTACGTTGTGTTGATTTAAATTGTGTATCTTGTGCGGTCAATCTTGCTACCCTTTCATATACTTCGTAATAATGTTTAATAATAAAATTAGTTCCTTGTCGTTCTTGTACTGCATTAAAAACTGTATTTTTTAATGGGAAACGATTTGGGTCGCCTAAGTCGTATGTCATAACACTTGCCATTTCTTCAATTGTTTTTAGGTCTTGTTTACGTGTTGCATCATAATCATCATAATGTATTGTATAATTATCGTACACAAATTTGTCGTGTTTTTCATGCCAAATAAGCCCGTCTACACCAAACACCTCGAGTGTGTGATTAATTCTTTCTTCGATAGCGTCATCAGAATAAAAGTTGTCCATATAATGTTTCTTTGTTTTTTCGAAGTTATAGTCATAGTAACAATAAACACGCATAATCTCCCTATCTAGCCTTGTTATATCTCTTGATTTAATGTCTTGTTTATCTAGGACATCGTATAATGTTTGTTTATTATCAATTATACCAGGTCCTAATCTATGTAGCACCTCATTTACCGATATTGTATCATGCATAATATAAATTGCCATAAATCGACAAATAACATCTATTTGGTGTGGACGTAAATAATCACCATTACGTCTAGACCTTGCAAATATTCTAAAAGGATAAAATGGATTTAAATGTGCAATTTCCTTATATTGGTAATTATCATACTCTTTAATACGTTTTTGCATTATTTTAAATCTGTCTAGTTGATTATCTAACTTATATTTATCCATCTCTATTCTAATTGACATGACTCTCTCCTTTTTTCTAATGTTTTTCTAATAATTGTACATATTTTTTATTTTTTACTCAGAAAGTGTTTTACATTTTTCTATATTTATTTATAGAAAAACTCAATATAAAAGTTAAGTAAAAAAGTAAAAAAACACCCATTTTTACCCCAAAAACACCCCATTTTAGGCCATTTTTGAGCATTTTTAGGCATTTTTAAAAATGACCGCACAAAACCCCCTTTTTTTATAGTCACATTTTGCCCCAAAAACACCCAAAAACACCCCATTTTTACCCCAAAAACACCCCATTTTTAGCTAAAATGTGACTACGTATATCGCTCATTTGTGCGGTACCCACATTTCACTTCCATTTTCTAACATCTCATGTGAGGTTTTCTAACATGACATGTAAGGTTTGGTGCCCATTTTAACCTTATTTTTACCCAAAAATCACACAATTTCAACAATATTTCACCCATTTTACACCTCATATTTCTCAAAATAATCGTGATTTGGCCCCCAAAAACTAGCATTTATATCGTTTGCATACAACATAAACAGCCTTTCGAAGGTTAAATTGAACACTTCTAGTACCTCAATACCCACAATATCATACCCAAAATACCCTTTTAAGTGCTCAAAAGTCTCATTCCAACCCTCTTGACAAGGCGGAAACTCGTTCAAATTCAAGTGATTATACATAATTTTACTAATATCATCGAACCTAGACTGAATATCTTCGTCCAAACGACACTTAGAATTCATTGTAATAGGCTTATCAACAACAAATCTACCGAATTTATCGTCAAAAACAGCCTCATAATCACCATAAACCTCCACATTTTCACCATTAATATCTACAATACAAGCCATATCTACTCCTCCTCGTCCCAAAATCTAGCATTTATCCAGGCAATAACCACCGTAACAAGCCCAATTCCAGCTTCTACAGCCCTTTTTATACCCACAACTACATTCGTAACAATTAAATACGACCCTAGAATCGCTCTCTCAGCAAGCCAAATGAACATATTCTCCCCTTCAATCTCAAAATCGTTATCTAATCCTATAATAAACAATACAAAACCCAACCACAATACAAGGTTCATAATACCATACAACATATTATTCATACAACAAAACCTCCACAATATTCAATTAAAAAAGAAAGCAACGGTAATAAACCGCGCTTCCAATCTTAGTTTTCTTCTACAATTTCGTCTTCTGACAATTCCATATCAACTTTGTCTTTGATATCAGAAATAGCATCCATAATTGAATCTTTGCTTGCCATACCAACTACCATAGCACCCATCATGTATTGTGCCAAAGTATATCCATCAAATTTATCATCATCACCAATCCCGTCTCGATTCATCAACGAACGAGTTAGTTCTTTAACAATAAAATGAATTTCCTTACTTTGAGCATTGTTTACATCTAGGTCTAGGTAGGCCTTAGCAATACAATCATCAAATTTAGATACATATCTCAATTCTCTATAAACTTCGTTTGACATAATAATGTCCTCCAATTAAATAATATAGTTAGGGTTTCTCTCCCTATTATACGCGTAGAAAAAAAAACATCACCCAATAATCTTAGCTAATTTCTCATCTAACCCCTTAATATATCCATCAACATTATCATTACCAATCCTGATAATAGGGTCTGTTAATCTACCGCCATAAGACCAACTATCAAACTTTTTCAACGTCGGCTCCCTATAATACATACCTTCTTCACAATTAGTACTAAAGGTATAAGAACAATTAAGTGTTAGCCTAGACCCATTATATATACACATATCAATAGAAAAATTACAATAATATCCACCTTTACCGTCATCTGTCTCATGAGGAAATGTGACAATATAACTCTCTATATGTTTAACATTATCAGCAATCCACTCCATCGTTGCAGGGTAATACAAGGCAAACTGTTTCTTAACTGTATCAGTAGTCTCTTTTACATTATAACTCATACAACATCACCCCACAAACCATCTATACACAAGGAACAATACAATATAAACTACGTTATTAGCAATACCAAGAGCTACTTTATTTCTAATGTATTCCTTTCTTTCTTCGCCTTCCTTATCATTAACATCATTCGATTTAATATACCCAATAAACAAGCAAATACCGTAACTCAAACCGTATGATATCTCAGGAAAACCAATCTGATGTACAACCGTATTCCATCCAAACATAAATACAAACGCATCAAACAACGAATTACCAATAGCCAACAATACATATACCAAACTTTCAATCATTTTTCTAACCATCCATTTGATTCAACAATATGATTATATCGCAACTCCATACCATCGATGAACTCTTTAAACGTTTGTTCGTTATCTCCAACAGAAATCTCCATCATTCTTTCCTGCATACTATCCAAATCTTTCTCAAGATTAACCATTAAGAATAAGAGATATACTTCATCCATAGTTAATCCTTTTCTACCATTAAAACCTAAATCCATAAGAGCTTTAATGTAATCACAACTATAAACAGTATTAACCAGTCTTGTTTGTTCTGGTGTAGCATTCTCGGTGTAATACTCTAAAATAGACATATCATCCATTGTTCTCTTCCTCCTCTTTATACTCGGCTAAACCTTCATCAACAACCTCTAAATATAATTTCATTGTTGATTCTTCGCTAGCACTACCAATTTCGTGGTCTGCCCACTCCGACATTTCCAAATCACGTTCAAATGCAGCACGAGTATAAATAACCATTAAGTCTGCTTTCGTGAATTTCTTTTTCTTTGACATATTATAATCGTCAAGAATATCGTCAAGTTCGTGACTATACAACTCTCTAATCTTTGCCCAATCTTCTTTAGTAGCATTCGAACAAAAATATTGCATAACTCCACCTACTGCCATTATTCAATTACCTCCTACCTCGTAGTAACTTCAACCCACAACAACAATAATAAAAATATAATTCCAAACTTCCAGTCCATCTTAATACCTCCTAGTTAATACTCCTTTCCTTCGATAAACAAGTTATCGATGAAGTCACAGTTAATACTCCTTCATAATAACGTCTAAATACTCGTTCTTTTGGCCTCTGTTAGCCCTAAAATAAGACCTGTAGGAATACCTACGCCCCTCATAACGCCACTCTACAGCGTCTCTCAGAGCCTCTGGGAGGTCTTTATCGCCCACTTCTACAACGCCAATAGCGTCATTCTTCTTGTCGTAAAGTACGTGTATTACTTTCATTTTCAAGCGCCTCTATCTTTCTACCAAACTCAATATCAGCTTTACAACGCATCTGAGCATTCTTTCTTGACCATTCACGAAACTCCAATGTGATATCATCGCCAACTCTAACTTCGTCATACTTATTAGCAAACATCTTAGCAATACCTTCACCCCACTTTTTAGCAGATTGTGTAGGTGTTAAAGGTTTCTCCCTAGGAATCTCACGTTTAAACGACCTGTTATCACTAGTATGTACAATAGCGTAATTAGGTTCAGGTTCAGGTGGTTTTCTACTCAATTCAATAATAGTCCTATGTAATTTATTAATATATTCCTTCTGTTCACGTTCCTTAACAACCTTCTTATCAATCATACCACTACGCCAAAACTTAGCCATATTATTTATCTCCAATCTTAACTTTCATGTAAGGTTGACCACCAACAAATTTGGTAGCATGTTTACTATCATCTTCCTCAGGCGATTCGTAAGTCGTTGTTCTAGCTATATAGAACTCGATAGGTTTTGGAGATTCGTATATCCATAAATCCTCATCCCTGGTAGTATAATAATCACGCCCATATTCGACGTTGTATTCTCTATGTTTGTTAGACATAATTCTAGCGTTTCTTATACTGATACGATATATATGAATATTACCATTACAAGTATCTGTAGAATATTTAACATTATTGATATTTGTTGTCATAATACTCATCTCTTTATCGTTAAATCCAACCTTAACAACAACTTCTACATTTTCTTTCATATTATTATCCTTTCTAAAAAAAAAAGAATGCTAGCAGAAACTAACATTCATTTCTAGATTACTTTCTAAAATTATCCCATTTTTCTTTTAGTTTACTACAACCTTCTTTGATTTTGTCCTCATAGACGTTATATACAATAAGTCCAGCACCATAAACAGCCCAACCGATACCTACATACAATAAAGATTTTTCTGCTTCAATATTCCCTAAATCTTTACCCATTTCTAGTCCAGATTTAGACAATAAAACAGCATCATCTTCATGTACGTAACGTTCTCCGTTAATGTTTTGTGCAGCATGTCTTGTCATAACTTCCATAACAACATCACTTCCAATTTTAGCCATAATAATAACTCCTTTTAAAATAAATATTTTTAGTAGGGTCTCTCTCCCTATTATAATAGTGGAAATAAAAAAGAATACCAGTAGAAACCAGTATCCTAATTTAGATTATTTTTTCAAATTATCTCTAACAAACTTATCTGCGCTTTTGTGCAAACATTTCTTCTTAGAATACACATCAGATTTCAGTCTTAAGTATAATCCTAATCCACATGATAAGATCCCCAAACCAGAACCAATCATGAGTGATTTGTATTTCACTTTTGTTAATTCTTCTTCGGTAATCTTTACCACTGTGTCTCCAGGTACAAAAACTTCTTCTTTGTATTCTTCATAAGTAATTTCTTTAGCCATAATAAGCCTCCTTTTTAAAATAATATTCTAGGGTATCTCTCCCTATTATATAAGTGGATAAAAAAAAGCCAGAGAACTGGCAATTTATATTAGACTCCAATGTTAAGTCTGTAGCCTAGCATCATCATAAACATATTGAATGGCATAATATACCTTTCATCTTCTACTACAATGAATGCGACTCTATCATTCTTTTCATCAAAATACATATATAAATTTACATCTTTCTCTGTAACTTTTTTATCAAGTTCTTCTAAATCTTTAGCTTTAAAATACTTCAATACCTTTTTCTGAACACCAAGTCTATCACTTAACTTGCCTTGAATCGTATGATACCCATACAAGTTCTTAGCAGTACTAGCGACCTTACGTTCTACAATATCTTTCTTTTTAAACATATTTAGTTCCTCTCTTTCTATTATACCAATAGAAAATAAAGAGGTTACTTCTTCCAACCGCTCCTAATCAAGTCGCAAATAAACAATACTACAAAGAATCCACCGATACACAATACATAAGTCTTAATCATTTCAATCCCTTACCTTTCGTAAACATATCAATAACCTTCTGAGTACCATCATCAAACTTAGGTTTCATGCTAGCTTCCATATTGTTCATATCCATGCCCTTGTTCTGTTGATTCATAATCTCATCAATCTTAGCTTGTTGCTCTTCTGGTGTCATGTTCTCAAAGTCAAGGTTCTCAATCTCCTCCATAGACTTACCACCAGTGAACTGCTCCATCACACCTTTACCATGTTCCTGGTTGAGTTTAATATCAGAAGCATCTAAGTTAATACCTTCAGGCCCTCCAAGCTTGATTGATTTAATATCAAACTTCATACCACCAATGCTAACAGAACGTCCTGGCGTTTCAATCTTTTTCTCAGGCATATTCAACTTCATACCCTTAGCAAAACCCATAATACCATCAATTGTAGAAGGTTTAATATTAATATTACCGTCTGTAGCCTGACTAATTCTTTGTGACATCTCCGAACCAGACATCTTCGACACATCTGGGAATTCAGGCATATGTATCTCCTTCAATTCCTCAGGGCCTTCTATACCAGATATTTGATTGGACATTTGACCTTTAGCCGATTCTAATTGCCCTTTCATGTCTCCTAACATATCACTCCATGCCATTTAGATACTCCTTTACTTCTAAATCTTTACTTTTATCAATGATATAGTATTCCTTACAACGAACAATGACGGTAGCTTTATCTTTGTCTTTAGTGTCGTTAAATATCTTTATAAATATTTCACCATTGTTGTATTTATTAATAACAACTTTATGTAGTCCAACAAAATACATTTGACATCCATCATATTCAAATTTAAACATAATATTCTCCTAAAAAAAAATAACACCAGCCGAAGCCAGTGCTATTAATTACATTTTGTTTCCAATCATCTTAATAATACATTTAAGTGCCATAGTTTGTGCATCTTCACCTAAGCCATTCAAGTATGTGATATACATAATCTTACGTAACAACTTCTTCTGAATTTCCTTGTCTTCCACCTCAAAGATTCTATCCAATCCAGATTCGTTAATAAAGTTTTCATTTTCTTCATCAATGATATCTGCGATAGAATAAGCCTCTTCTGCTGGTTTCTTACGCATTTCACTCAAAAGTTCTACGTCGAATTTGTCATCAACATATACTTCTAGTTCTTTTAAAATACTTTCTACATTTGACATCTTAGTGTCCTCCTATAAATAATTCTTAGGGATGTCTCCCTATTATATGCCTGGATAAAAAGAAAGAGCCCTGGTAAGAACTCCTCTTTGTATTATTTAGCATCTTGCTTGAACAACTCTAAACGTCGTTCCAAGATTTGTGAATATTGTTGCATAACTGATAGTTGTCTTTTAAGTAGTTCTTTATGCTCTTCTGAGATATTAATATAAGGTGTTTTGTCAAGAGCTTTAAGACCAGCTTCAAGTTTATCTACTTTATTTTTAACCTCGTTTAGTTCTTCCTCAACACGTTTCACAACTAGTTTAATCTCGTTCATAATAATTCCTTCCTTACATATTTGGTGAAATCTTAATTGTTTTATCGCTAGCAAGATACTTCAAATCGCCTTCATAAGTGAATGACTCTAGTCCATCAAGACT